TGTCATAAAGCTAAAGTTCTTTGTTTTTAGTTTCTTATTTTGCCTGTAGAAGTATATTGCGCCATCTCCAGTTTTCAATAAGCTATTGATAAAACTAGCCCACGCTACGGGCATATTCTTGTCTATCCAAGCCTGCTTGAAGCTATTGAAGTCCGTCTCGTTATCTTCGGTTCTTTCCTTTTCGGTCAAGGTAAATTTAATTGGATTACCTGTTAAGTGAACTTTCTGCTTAGTAGCTATTAAGTTCTGCATAGCTATGGCCAACTTTGCCACCTGAGTTATGCCAGTCGGAGTCCCAGCCTTGTCGTATCTAACTTTCGGAGGCACTGTATTTATTATATGACCACTAGGATGAAGTTCGGACAATAACTGTTCCTGAGATACGGAAGCCCATTGATTAGCTGGCAAGCTAACTTCGTAATGACCATTGGTAGTAATTTGTCTGCCCGCATTTGGATACGGTAGGATTCTTTTAAAAGGCTCCTTTCTTATTATTTGCTTCGGTGTCATATTATATATTTATTTGGTAAAGTTAAAAATTAAATTCTACATACGAATTAATTTTTTTTAAGTATAAGTATTCCAGCATTATCATAGCCTCAACAAAGTCGGGAGAATTTCCGATAGTGGCTTTCATTTCAGACTTTTTAATAAGTGTTGGTTTTCTATCCATACTAGACTCATCCATACGTATAGCCTTACGCTCGTGCTGTAAATGCTCTTGAAGCGTTTTGCCATTAACCAATCTATTAGTCATTGGTTATTTTATTATTCAACCTATCAGCCCATCTTTCGGCACATTGGGTCTGCAAATCCACATAATATTCCTTATTTGTAGGCATAGACTGTCTTTTAAATTCTATAGCGTGAGGTATAAACCCGTCGATATGGGAGCCTACCCCGTTAGCATCAAACACGACATCTCTAGCCTTAATGTGATGCCGACTCATGGCGCCTAATAGCACTTCTACTATCTGCTTACCATTCGATCTAGCGACGGTATGATAATCTATTAAATGGAATCCATCCCAGACGAAAACTACCATAAGGTCTGACCCTTTACCAGCAACGTCGCAAGTTATCGACCTTCGTCCATTGGTGTTAGGATATCTATCAAATAAATCATCTATAGCTTCGGAGCCAACAAGCTCGTTACCCTTCATTTTAAATTTCCAATTACCCTCTAAAAGCATCTTACGGCCAACTTCACCCTGAGCCACTAATGAGGCTAAGTACGTGGGGTCTTTCTCAAGCAGCGCTTCATTCTCATAAATACTACCACCTATAAAAGTTATAGACTTAACAAAATCATCCTTGGTTACTTTTTTTCTACCCTTGGATATCTTTTCATTAGCTTTCCTTACAAGGTCGTCTATTATGTACGCAGCTTTGTCGGCACACTCGTCCTTAGTATCCCCCCATATAAATTCATCAATACGCTCTCCAGCAGAAACGAAATACCTAACTCGTCCCGATCTCTCATTTATTGGGAATCCATCATCGCCTATCCACCAGTCTATTAAATGAGCCACCCAATGATCGGCTTCTGGATTACACGTAGCCTTAACGCGACTTATAGCCCCCGACGTACTTCTATTTCTACTTAGTAGATAAGTAAATTGAGTTTGAGTAAAGTGAGTAAGCTCATCAAATCCTATAAAGGCGTATTCTTGTCCTTGGTGATTGTATTTATCTTTTTCATACTGGAGGTGACTAAATTCTGCCGTAGCTCCACTTTGGAAACTCCATAAAAGTTTAGAGTCTGTGTATTCTGGAGTTGGAGTTACGTTTCCGAAGATATTTCTTGCCTCGATTAGTAGAGGCCCCAATTCTGTTTTTTTTCTACGGAAGTATATAGCTCTGAATTTAGGGTTATCTATATCATACAGAGACTCAACTATTTCCGTCCAGGTCTTTCCAGAACCCGCACTACCGCCACCGATAGTAATATCAGCAGTCGAGGCTAGGAACTTCTCTTGAAACCCAGGCTGAGGTCTTATCTTTTTCACTTCAACTTCATCACTCATGCGTACAAAAATAAGAAATATTTTGTTTATAGAGAGAATATATATAATTTTACAAAATATAGAAGGTGTCTATTTTATAGTCAAAATCTATATTAATATAAACAAAATCTATAAAATGATTGAGCAACAAAAAATTAAGGATGCGCTAAAGACTAGGTATTCAAGCTTAGGGTTAAGTGAAGAGGCTTTAAATGGGGCTGCCTCTATTCTGTCAATAACCATTACCGATGAAAGTCAAATAGAAGCAGTAGTGAATGGCGCAGAATCTTCATTAAAAGGATTCCAAGCCGAGGTAGATAGAAGAGTGACTACAATATCGGGAGAAAACCAAAGACTTGAGGCTGAAAATCTTGGCCTAAAAAAAGCAACTCCACCAACAACGCCACCAGTGACACCACCAGTAGCGGGAACAGTGGACGATAAGACGCTTGAAATGCTTACCAAAATGCAAGAAACTATACAGGGTCTTACCGATAAGCAGAATCGAGATACAGTGCTTAAAACAAATAGTGAATTAATAGCTTCGGCTAAGGCTGGTATGATTGCCAAGGGAATAGAGTCAAGTTCGTGCGACAAAATCCTTGGGACAATCAATATAGCTGAGGGCGAAACTGTAGATACATTATCTGCAAAGGGCATAGCAGGGTATAATGACTTTAAGCAAATGTTTACTCCAGAGGGAGTATCCCCTTTCAAGAACAAAGCTCCTGACGGGGAGGATCAAGTATCTTCATTTTTTAAAGTTAAAGCCACAGAAAAAGAAAACAACTTAAAACAAAATTAAAATGAATTATCTTGGAAATAACGGATTTGGTATTACCGAGTCGCAAGTTTGCGAAGGGAGAATACCTATTTGGCTAGACCCAGAGCAAGCGAAAGAGTTTACGCTTGAGTCAGGGTTTACCTTAGTGAATCCACCCGCAGCTCCTGCCGTAGTTCCTGTAGCAACGCCGATTAACGTTGATGAAGCTACTAGACTAGCAAATATTTGTTATCGTTTTAAAGTTTATGAGGAAGCTAGTGATACAGCCACCGAAATAAAAATCGTAAAGGATAATTATAAATATGGCACTTTAGCTAAGGTTGGAATGAATATCATGGCGCAGCCCGCAGCGGTAGCTACTGCTGGAGCCGCTTACCCTATTACTGTAATTGACGTTTCTAACGCTGATTATGATGTAATAACTCTAGACACTACATTAGGGGAAACTTTAGTTGTAGGAAGAGTGTTAGCTGAGGCTGACTCAACTCACGCCACTACAGCAAAATTGCTTTATGTAGCTCAGTATTTAGCTTATGCTTCTATCTATGTTGAATCTGACGGTTTGACTTATAGTATTGCTGCTACTTACGGAGGTAGACTTTACAATCGTAGGATTCGTAAAATCGACGCGACTGAGATGGCTTTATTGCCTCAAATTAAATTCACCGAACTTAAATAATATTAGTCATGCAAACACCATTAAATCAATATGACTTAATTAGTCAAGTTTTCAAAGGTGGAAACGACTTTAAGTTATTCGTGGACAATGTAGTGGCTACTAGCCAAAACGTTGCTTACTGGAAGAATGATTTCGATTGGGGAACCAAAGGAATCAGTAGATCATTTAACGTAGCAGAGGCAGAGGTGGATTTATTCCCTATGGCATCTGTTATTGATACCAATTCACCAAAGCCAAAACGTGCATTACAGGGCTTTTCTCTGTATGACGGTAAGATACCTAAAATGGGTCACTCTTACGACTTGACTGAGGATGATATGGTAGAGTACTATAGCATTATTGCTGCTGGAGGTTCAATCGACGGCGATGGATTCCTTGAATTACTTTTCAATACTGTTGATAAGTTAGTTTTCGGTGCTCATGCTCGTATTAATAGTATGTCTGACTCGGCAATTTCGACTGGTCATGTCATCTTAGATACGACTAACAATCCTGATGGTGGTATCATTAAGGATTTCGATATGAGAGTTCCTATCGCAAATAAGAAGTATGCAGGATTCGACAAAGGTGTTGATGCTGTGTGGTCTAACGACTCGTCAACTCCTACTCAGGATATTATTGATATACAGAGTTATTGTACTTACAATAATATTCCTTGCGAGGTTATGAGAATGAGTAAAGCTAAATGGCTTAGATACTCGACTCATCCAAATACAGTGCTATTAGTTAACGGTAGAAAAGGTAATGGTATTACTTCTACAGCGGCTATCTCTGCATCTGACGTAAGACAATTCATGATTGACATGGACTTGCCAGAGGTTAAGATTATGAGTGGACTTGCAGGATTACAGACTGACGGTGTAACCGCCAATCTTGAATCTTGGGATACTGATAATATTACATTCTCAGGTAGAGGTAAATTTGGACAGGTTAAAACTGCAACTCCTATTGAAGTTGGCGATCCTTCTAAACACGCCTATACTGAAGGTGGTAGGATTCAGTTGATTAAATATTTCAACGAGAAGCAAAAAACACAAGGCTTCGATATGGAATGTTTAGCACTTCCTGTACTAACAACTGCAAAAAGAGTTGTTATTCTTGATACAGAAACGACTACAAGCTGGTCTTAATTTATAGGATTTATATGAGGAGGGTTTCGGCTCTCCTCTTTTAAAGTACAAGTATGACTATAGAAGATTGGATACAAGGTAAGGTCGGGTTCTCATTAACCGATAATAATATTTCAGCCATTTTAGTTGACCGAGAAGTTACGCCTGGAGCGGATGCTGCTACGGTTCCTATCAGGACAAGAGAATTATGTTGGGCTGATGCTTTAACAATCTACTTATCTAAGGATTCTAAATCGCTAACTGATGGAGGTACTACTGAATCTGAGCAAATTTCTGGATACTCAAAGGATGAAACTAAAGATTTAGCTATTTGGCTATACGAGAAGTGGGGCGAGTCTGTTCCAGTATCTTCTAAAATGATAGTAAAAGACGCATCTCACTTATGGGGGGCTAGTGATGTTTGTTAGATGGCCTCACGCTATGAGT